CAAACGCCCCCAGGAAAGAATCGGCCACCTGCAGCATGCAGCAGGTGGCCGATTCTTTCCTGGGGGCGTTTGAGCAAACCAATTCCTGGGTGAAAAAGCGAGCGGGGGAATTTGAAAACCGATCCGGCATCACCAAGCTCAACTCCACCCAGATTTTCACCGGCATTGAGCCGATCAAGTTCTCTTTCACCCTGCTGTTCCGCGCATGGCAGAACGCTTTTGAAGAGGTGGAAAGGCCGGTCGATCAGCTCATGCAGTGGTCGCTCCCCGTAGAAGTCCCTGATGATGTGGGCATGGTCTCTCGCATTGCCAAGACCGCTACCGGACGCAGGGACGAAGACAGCGACTATGTGGACTTGCTTTTGCCGTCGCGTGCTCCCGTGCGTATCGGCATGACGTACAAAGGCCGCTCTTACTTTCCGCTCGTGATCGAGTCCATCAGCCCCTCGATGCTCGATGCCCCGATCAACGCAAAAGGCGATGCCGTGAGCATGGAAGTTCAGATGACACTTTGCTCGCTGACGGCAATCGACCGTAATGACTGGATCAACTCAAGGAGATAAAACACATGATCCATTTCCCTGTTCTCAGAACGCGCAGACTCACGATTCAGCTGCGCGAATTGACGCTTGGCGAGGCGCTTGCCATTGCCAGCATTCCCTCCGACCAGGATCAAGCCGCGACAACTGCAATGCTTCGCGCATGCGTGCAAAAGGTCGAGCCGGAACTTGATCCCGCCGATTGGACGGTGCAAGAGCGCATGATGGCGGTTGCCCACTATCTCGCCTCAACTCTCCCGTCCGGCCCGGACTTTGAAGTAGGCGAGAACGGCCATTTTTCGGACTATCTCGATGCTTCATCCGACCATACCGCCGCAATGGTTTCTGTCGGTGAGTTGGGCGGGGACAAGTGGAGCGTGCGTCAGCTCACGGGGCGCATGGCCGAAAGCATTGAACGCCTAGAAGGCGAGACCAAGGACGGCGCAAACAACCCGCTGCCGCCCAGATTGCATTGGCTTGTCGGCGGCCTTGCCGCGCAGATGATCCGGGACGGCGAAACCGTGCCAGACGTAAAAGACGGCGAGGGCGCATTCGATGATTGGATGATGAGCCGCATGCGCACGTTCGCCGCGTATCCCGAATCAGCATTTGTGGAAATGTTGATGATGTACCGCGCCGGATGCGCCGAACTCGCGCACCTGTTCGACATTGATTTTTCGCATGAAGGCGTAGTGGCTATGCCAAAGGAGGGGGCGGCTGAAGACTTGCCGCCCGCACGGTTTCCAGCTCGTGCCGCGCTCTCCGAACTCGCGCTCGGAATGGCGAAAACTGTACGCTGAGCTTGCCGCCAAATTGGCGCTCTACGCGCACACGCCGCTTCACCTGGCCTATGAGGCAACGCTCTCGCAATGCACGGAGTTTTTCGACAGCAAGACATTCTCCGATTGGCAAAAGGGACGCGAAAACGAAGGTAAGGCGCAAATGGCAGTCCTCGACCGAATAGACAACGTGATTCGGGGCGAGTCGGTCATAATCAGGGCAATATCTCGCAGGCCTTCACTCTAGGAAAAACAAGCAATTTGAGAACTGCTCGAATCTCCACAATTCGAGCAGTTTCCATTTTCAGGTTACTCTCCGGAGTGAAAAAAATGACCGTTTCCAATGCCGCCTACTTGAAGGCGTTTCACGAAAAGACGATGGCTCTCGGCGCGAAGGCCATCAGCTCTGACTTCACGATGCAGATTATCGGCTACGAGGATATCTATCTGCTTACCAAGCAGTGCCCGTGGCCTACCCTGACCCCGCAGGGCGAAATCGAAGTTTCTACGCCGCTCGGCGGCAAGATTTTCGAGGCGCAGCAGATCGCTACGGCGCTTCAGGGGCAGGTCGCTTTCTATGAGACTGTGAAGGGACAGATTGACCAGGCACTCCTTGATCTGATCGTCAACTCCTCGCAGATGGCTCGATTCGATGCAATCATCTACAAGGGCACGCCCGAGCACTACATTGAAGCCCGCCGAATCTTCGACTGCTTCATGCAGCTCGACCAGCCCGATCTCGATTGGGAAAATCGCTCTCAGCCGCTTCTCATCTCCGGAACGATGTTCTACCACTACTTCGGTGACAAGCTCGCCGGAAACAGCGAGAACTACCGCTAATAGTCTTTTGTCTCCAAAGGGTAGGCGGCAATGGCAACAGTGCGAGAATTGGTCAATGAGTTCTTCGAGAACGAAAGGCCGGCGGGTAATCTCCTGCCCGTCGAGGGGGTCTTAGCGCAAGCCATTGCCGCCACTCGCTTTTTCTGCGGATATGCGGGACTTGAGGCATACAACTACAAGTCCATGCCATTCAATGAAATCACCGATGAGACAGAACTGAATCCGAGCGAATGGATGCTCATCCGTCCCTTGTTTCTGCTCTACGTTGAGCGCGAAAACGCCTTGCAGCTTGAGGCGAGTCGCGGTATGGGCATTGACCCGTTCGGGCGATCTTCAAGCGAAGTCGCGGGCGAAATCGCGCAGTACGAAGAGCGGCTGGGACAGCGGGCATTTTTTCAGCCCGTACTTATCGCTATTGATTGATCCGGAGAGGATAAATGATCCTCTTCTTTGAAAACGGTCAGCAAATCCCAGGCAGCGTCATCCGCGAGTCGGTTTTGCGCTCTGACTGTTCTCCCGTTCCGCTCACACTCGAAGTCGAACTCAGTGCGGGCGATTCAGGCTTTGAAAAGCTGACACAGGAAGGCCGCACGCTGCGCTCTGGCACGGGTGACGAGTTTCACATTGTCAAGTCCGAGCGCGTCAATTCCCGCGAAGTCCAAGGTGAGTCCGAGCGTGCAAGCATCCACGTTGTCGCATTGCTGAAAGCCTGTTTGCCGATTGCTTACGTTCGACAGCGTGCGATCATCAAGGAACGCGCCGCACTGTCCGCAATCTATCGCGCAGCCGGAGCAACAATCCGTTCGGTTGACGCTGACTTTCCCGTACCGCGTTTCTACTGCCCGATTGGCGAGACTCCCTCATATCACATTGCTCGAATCTTGCAGGAGGAGGGCGGCATTGTTCGCTGGAAAAATCACCGGCTGCAATTCCTTCGCTTGCCCGACATTTTCAAGCAAAACCCTGCGCTAACTGTCCCTGAAGCGAACACACAGGCGATTGACGGCGGTTTTCTGGAACGGCATGAAGTCCCGTGGTTTTTCTCGCTTGACGAAAGCGCGGGATTTGTCTTTGGCAATCGCTCGAAAGCTCGCGCTGTTCGCTTTGCCCCATTTCAAAACACACAGCGATTGCGCAATCTCACGCGCACGCTTGTGCAGCGCAAGACGCTCAATTCAACACTGAACTTTTCTATAGCCGCCGGAGATGTAGTCGAGGTTTTGGGCAATGGCAGTTTTGCCATTGTCACAGCCGCGCACGTTTTCCGAAGCGGTTCTGAAGGCGAAGAGCCCGCGACCTATACCCGCCTTTGGCTTGCAAGCCTGGAGGACTAGCCACCATGAACGAATACGGAACAATGCCCGGACGTTATCCGGCGATTGTGCGCACCTACAATCAGGCGCGGCGCACTTGCCGCATTGAAATCCCCGGACTGACTGACGGCGCAGATGTTTTGCCCGAAGCCGAAATCGAGTATTCCATTGGCGACAAGTCTCGCTCTGGACAGTTCGAGACCGAGATTGAAATCCTCCCCGGCGATACAGTCTGGATTGCCTTTATCGGCGGCGATCCGCGCTACCCCGTCATCACCGGATGGCGCAATCCGCAAACAGGCAACAGCGCGAATTGGCGGCGCTGGCATCACCAGAACATCGAGCACCTCGCGGACTTGCAGATCAAGCGCGGTGCGGGCGTTTCCATCACGGATGAGGCCGGACAGACCATTGAGGTCAAAGCCGGATCAACGATCACGGCGCAGGCCGGATCAAGCATCACGCTCAAGGTTGGCGGCTCGTCAATCGTCATTGACGGCTCAAGCATTTCCTTTACCTCCGCACAAATCAACATCAATGGCCCGATCACCGCAGGCGGCAGCGGCGGCGCAAAGGCGGTGTTCACCGGAGAGATCGAAGCCACGAATGACGTTGTTGCGAACGGCATCAGCCTCGATCACCACACGCACGAGTGCCCGCATGGGGGCGATACCAGCGAGCCGAAATAGTTTTTTATGGGAGTTCCAGAATGGATTTACTGAAACAATACTTTTATGACCTGCGCAATAAGGTAAATAACTACGAACTTGAAGATAGTGTAGTTCTGGATTCTGTAGGGGATGCGGCTATAACAGCAGCATTTACTGATATAGAGAACAGAACCAAAGGAATAAAAACAATCCTAA